TCCTTAGGCCCATAGTTTGGGATTAAAAATTCAAATACTTTATCTATCTTACCGAAGATAGCATCGTCTTTTACGTTAGGCGTAAGCCTTACAAATACTTTTGCCGCAGCCATTAGTCCAACTAATACTGCTACAATGTCTGCTCCGTTTTGTGAAATGTACTCAATCATTCTTTCTTAAATTATGGTTATGTAAAATGAATCAGGAAGTACAGATAATAATAAATCCATAGTATCCCTACTAGAAGTAACGTCTAGCTCTCCGTCTTTATTTATATCAGAGTAAGATTTACCTACAGCAATACAACCTCTTAGTTGAGTGTGATAATTAGCTGCGTGTATAAGTATGTAATCTCTACCTTCAACGTCTTCTATTATGAAGTGTTCTCCATGCTTTGCTGAAAACCTTATGCTTACAGGGTACTCTCCCCTAGGTATGCAAGATATTTTCTGTTTATTATCTTTCCAAGAAAGCTCAAGAGTCTTGCACGCAAAACATTCTTTTATTTCATCGTGAATAGTTAACTTACCTAGAGTTTCTTTCCCTGTATCTAATAATCTATTTAAAACTACTTTCATCTCTATTTGTTAAGGCTTCCCCCATTTCAGTTATTAGTCTGGTTAAACTTCTAAAAAAACTTTTCATAACTTACCACTTTACTTTATCAGCCCAATAAGCAGCAGACATTTTGCCTTTAGCAATATTCTTTCCGTGACGAGCCTTAAATGACTTGCGTTTAGCTTTCATTTTATCAGACTCTCCTTTCTTTGGCTTTCCCGCAGTACTTGCGCCTTGTTCTCCAAATCGAATAGTCTTTATCTTGTCTCCTTCCTTAGCCACAACAACGTGTGATTTCTTAGGATGACTAGGGGTTCGCTTAGGCTTGTTAAACCCTGTAACACCTGCTTTTTTTAGTCTAGAGTCTTTCATATTAACTTGCTGTCCAATTAGCCGAACGCTTAGTTCCGAGTACAGTTGCTTGTATATTTATAATTTCACTACTTGACGCACTATCGTTTTTTAACATAATCCAAACCATTTTATTGGCAGGCACTTTTCCTGCTAAAGTAAAGCCAAAATTATAGTTAGTACTTGTTGCTGCTATATTAATAACTTGAGTCCCTATCAAAGTCATATTCTGAGCATACAAGTCAGAGCCGTTATCTTCGTCTGAGTAATATGCGTGAATACTAAGATTACCTGTGCTGCTAGAGTTTTTAACAAACCCTCGAACAGTTAAATTATGTACATCGTAAGGCAATCTAATAGCATTGTGAGAATAAGCCGCATCTATATTATTTACGTTTGTACTAAAAGAACTCCAAGCGTGATACATATACCCGTAAGTAGTACTTCCATAGTAAAATCTAATTGTACTACTAGAAACTATCCTGCCCGACCTTTGAGCTATTACTTGAACAGGACTATCGTCAACAACAATAAAGCAAGACTTAACTAATGTGTGTAGAAAGGCTCTTAAATTAGAAAGAGTTACCCCACCCTTTTTATTTGTCTTAAATTTATCTTCAATAAAATGAAGTAAATTATCTCTATCAAATTGTTGATTACCTGTTAACGCAGCAGAATCATTACTTCTAGATTGACCTTGAAAAGCCAAACCATAAGACGCTGCTGAGTCCGTATAATTATCTGTAGGCATATTGTTATTTTTCTTTAGTTAGTGTTTGAAATATTCTAACAGAAGTATACGCTACAGCAACCACTAAAGATAATATTCTAAGAGTTTGCTCAACCTCTGCCATAGTTGAAACCATTACAGCCCCACCATTAACTGCAGTTACTTCTATCGAGTCTTTTATTTTAGCTATAGTATCGTTCATCTTTATTTCTTATGGAGTTGTATCTATTTACTTTATTACCATAAGCTAATATTCCACCAAGCCTAGTAACATTATCCCCATCTATATGCCTGTCATTATTTGCGTGGTCGTAGTTAGGAAACTCCCCAACATTATCTGAATCCTCTATCAATTCAATCATATCTTTAACTAAAATCTCAGCCTTTCTAAAAGTATCAGACTTTAATGTTGACAATTCGCTATTATCCACAGGGTCGCTCCAATCATCATCATTAGTAACAACGCCTGATGAAGTTGTGTTAAACTGAATATCATTTAAAACTTCGTATTTAACAAAAAAAGCTAAAGCAGGCTTTATGTAATCATTTAATAGTATTGTCTCATTACTACTTAGCGTGTAACCTGAACTATTAGTATTGCCTTGTCTTAACTTTCCCCAAAAATAATCTCCTAACCTTTGTTTTAAGTGAGTAATTTCAGCTATAAGAATAACGTCTGACTCTATTAATGATTGGTCTAGGTTATCATTAGCCATAGCTTTATTAACAACTTCTTGAGATGTTATTAGATTATTGTATTGTCTATAATTTACAACAGCCATATTATTCCTTATTAGTTAATTTTTCTAAATAAATATCTTCTAAGTCAGGCCTTTCTTCTAATCCTATTAAAGCTCGCAATTCATTTACATCAGCTATCTTAGTAATGTCAATGTCAGCAGCAAAACCAATAGGAGATTCAAATTGAACTTCTAAAGATGAAGCGTCTAACTTTAGAACCTTACCTAACGCATCTCGCATAGGCTTAAATACTTGCTCTATAGTATCTTGAATTACAGTCCTCATAACTAAATCGTAAGATATTCTAATCTCACTACCTGTGTTATTCATTTTACCACTAGAAACAATACCTGAAAGAGCAGGCTGCCATCTATGAGCAGTTACAATGTTGTTACGGGTAAGTTCTTGATACTCCATAAAGCTTCCGTCTTTATCGTCTTTAAGTATCTGAACATTAGAGCCTCCACCTCCCGAGCCGTCTTTAACTAGAAATAAAATCTTTCCATTATTCCCTTCCCCTGTAAGTTTGTCTTGAGCTAAAGATATTAATTCTTCAGCTTCTCCGTCACTCATAGCTCCGTCTATTTCAATAATAGCAGAAGGCATAAATCCATTCTCAAACTTTGTTCTATTGTATTTTTGTATAAGGTAATCTATTTCTATAGAACCACTTTCTGCGGCAGCTATGTAGTCAGGAATACCGTATCTTTGGAATCCACTTTCGTAATCCTTAAACATAAGAACAGAACGACCATTCTTAAAGTTAGGAAACATAGCTATCTTACGAACCTCTTTATCTTTTAAGTCGTAGTAATTCCAATCAGGATTAATATAAACTGAATCCATATCCTTACCTACACGAACCATAGTCGAATCAACGTGATACATATTACACCCACCCTCGTATTCAACAAATTCAATGTAGGAGTTTCCAAACGTATAAAAATCATCTACAACTAACCTAAATAGGTTTCTTAGAGATTGTCCTGTAGGATTGATTTCCTTTATGTAGCTCTCTAATTTTGCGTTTACGGTAGTTATTTTACTACCCGCTGTATAAGTAGCTTTCTGAGAAAGGATAGCTCTGTGGGTACTAGACTTTCTTTTTAACTCAGCTAGATACTGAGGAAATAGATTGTCATCCCCGAACTTATAATATTCTTTAGATGTTATATTGTGTTGCCTTTCCACTATATTAGGCATAGGCGCTAAGTTTACTATATCAAACTTAACTTTACCGCTTGCCTTTTTTCTTATAGTGTCTGAAGCACTAGGAGTAAACCTACCTTTAGAATCTCTTTTTCTTTCAGCCAAAACTTGTGTATAATGATTAAACAAATATAAGAAATTAAAGGGATACTCCCGTAGTTTCGCCCTTTAATCTTATAAATACTATTATTCTTCCGTAGTGTACGGTAATTCTCCTTGAACAGCAGTAAGCTTTACTGTAGCCCCTGCCCCGTCTTCCATAACAGCCCCTGAAGAAGCTTCTACGGATTCTAAGAATAATCCAAATTTAGAGTGAAGATAATCTCCTGTACCTTCATGCGTTCCTAGTACATTATCCCAACCAACTAAAAAGTTGTTAGTTATATTGTGTGCTTTAGTAGCCATTTCTACTTGACCCATTAAGCATTTACCTACAAGCGTTTTTAGTCCGTTAAATTCAACTTTACTTA